GCACAGATTTGTATGACTTGATGGTCACTGCGGTGGCGGCTGGCAGCTTTAACATCACTTTCCGCACCACTGGCGGCACAACCACAGAAACACCAGTTTTTAACTTTGCGGTTATCAAAGCAGTTGCGGCTTAATGAAAACACCCATCCTTGGATCAGCGTATGTTGCTCGCAGTATCAACGCTGCGGACAATCGCATGGTCAATCTGTTTCCAGAAGTTATTCCTGAAGGCGGCAAAGAAGCGGGGTTTTTGAATCGTGCCCCTGGTCTTAATTTTTTGCAAACTGTAGGCACAGGCCCAATCCGCGCTTTGTGGGCGCATCAGACCAATGGCAGCGACTTCTATGTCGTGTCTGGCAATCAGTTTTATAAACTGACCGGCTTGACTGCCACACCTACGTTGCTTGGCACCGTGACTGGCACAGGCCCCGTGTCAATTGCTGACAACGGGACGCAGATCTTTTTGGCTTGCAATCCTGATGGTTTTATCTACAACGAAGTCACCAATGTATTCGCCCAAATCACAGACCCTGATTTTGCTGGCGCTGTGACGGTGGCGTACCTTGACGGTTACTTTGTGTTCAATCAACCCAACAGTCAATTTATTTGGGTGTCGCAATTGTTAGATGGCACATCGGTTGATCCGTTGGACTTTGCCAGTGCCGAAGGCTCACCCGACGGCGTAGTGGGCATCATTGCCGATCACCGTGAGCTGTGGGTGTTTGGCACCGATTCAGTTGAAGTCTGGTACAACTCTGGCGGCGCTGGCTTTCCCTTGGAACGCATCCAAGGCGCTTTTAACGAGATTGGTTGCGTGTCAGCGTACACAATTGCCAAGATGGACAACGGCCTGTTTTGGCTAGGCACAGATGCCCGTGGCCAAGGTATCGTCTACCGCGCCAACGGTTATACCGGCGTTCGTATTTCTACCCACGCCATCGAATACGCCATTGCCCAGTACGGCAACATCTCGGATGCCATTGCCTACACGTACCAGCAAGAAGGCCATGCCTTCTATGTGCTGACGTTTCCAAGCGGCAATGCCACATGGGTTTACGACGTGTCTACCCAAGCATGGCATGAGCGAGCTGGCTTTGACAACGGCGAGTTCATGCGGCACCGCAGCAATTGCCAGTGCAATTTTGGTGGCAACATCATTGTTGGCGATTTTGAAAACGGCAACATCTACACGTTTGACTTGGATGTGTACGCTGACAACGGCGGCATCCAGAAGTGGTTGCGCTCATGGCGGGCGTTGCCAACTGGCACAAACAACCTTAAACGCACAGCGCACCACAGTTTGCAATTGGATTGTGAGGCAGGCGTAGGTTTAAATCTATACCCTGCGTATGACAGTGAAAATATTGATACCGAGTCAGGGCTAGACCTTGTAGCCGAATACGTGCAGACGTTTTTGGCTACTCAATCAGGCGATACATTAACCACCGAAGCAGGCGATGGTTTTGAACCTTTGGGTCAATACGAACTGTCAGATCAAGATATTAGCGGATACAACTTAGTAACCAATTCTTATCTTGCGGCACCAGGTTATGACCCTGCGGTCATGTTGCGTTGGTCGGATGACGGCGGTCACACTTGGTCAAATGAGCATTGGTCACCACTTGGAAAGATTGGCGCGTATGGCCAACGAACCTTTTGGCGCAGGCTTGGTATGACGCTCAAGCTGCGTGACCGTGTATATGAACTCTCAGGCACTGACCCCAACAAAATAGCCATCATGGGGGCAGAATTGATCATAAGCCCGACCAATGCCTGACTATGGCCACCAGTCCAAACGCCACCCAGATCACGCCCCCACGGGTGCCGATCATCGACGAACGCACTGGTGCGGTGTCGCGGGAATGGTATCGGTGGTTTTACAGTCTGTACAACATTGTTGGAACAGGCACTGGCATTATTCCCGTTGCCAGCGGCGGTACAGGGTTATCCACTATTCCAACCAACGGCCAACTGCTGATTGGTAACGGTACAGGCTACACGCTAAACACACTAGGTGTCGGTGCTGGCATTTCTGTTACCAACGGCATCGGCACCATTACGGTAGCCAATACTGGTGTGCTGTCAAACATTGCTGGCACAGGCATATCAGTATCCGGCGCAACAGGCAACGTGACCATAACCAACACTGGTGTGCTGTCGTTCTCAGGCGGCACGACCGGCCTGACGCCATCAGCGGTCACTACAGGCGCTATCACCCTTGCAGGCACCTTGGCTATTGCCAATGGTGGCACAAATGGTTCTGCAACGCCTACAACCAATGGCGTCGCCTATGGTACGGGTACGACCTACGCTTTTACTGCTGCGGGCACGACTGGCCAAGTGCTGACGGCTACCACGGGCGGCGCACCAACATGGGCTGCACCGGCGACCAGCGGTACAGTCACCAGCGTGTCAGTAGTGTCTGCAAATGGCTTTGCTGGTACGGTGGCAACTGCCACGACCACGCCAGCAATTACCCTAACAACGACAATTACTGGGGTTCTCAAAGGCAACGGCACAGCTATTTCGGCTGCGGTGGTCAATACCGACTATTTTGCGCCGTCTGCGCCAGCCACTAAGGTTGCCAACTTCACCGTTGCGGACACTGAAGTTTGGCTGATTAACAACAAGACTGGCTCAACCTGTACGGTGACTTTGCCCACTGCATCAAGCTGGACAGGTCGGGTTTTGCGGTTTCAGAACTACCAAGTCCAAGCGGTTGTGTCAGCATCGTCCAACGTGGTACCTTTGACCGGCGGGGCGGCGGGTACATCTATCTTGTTGGCCAGCTCGGGCGACGCGGCCACGCTGGTGTCCGACGGCACAAACTGGTTGGTGACACAATATATACCTAACAACATTCTTCTTTTGGAGTAATGGATGCAAGTTACTTACGGTAAAGGATTTGACTTCACGCCAGCTTTGTCCATGTCGGGCAAGGTACAGGCGTTGGAAGCTGAACTTTTAAAAATGCCGCAAGCTGACATTGTTACTGAGCACATCTTTATGCCTGGCGTTTATGAGCGCAAGATCACAATCCCCGCTTGGACTGTTTTGACTGGCGCGGCGCATAAAACTGACTACCATGTAAGGTTGGAAAAGGGTACGATTGCGGTTAATACAGACGATGGCGTAAAGACTTTTACCGGCCCGTTTGAGTTTGCTGCTTGTGCTGGGCTAAAACGTGCGGGGCGGGTATTTGATGAAGAAGTTGTTTGGGTAGACATATACGCTAACCCAGATGATTGCAGAGATATTTTAAAATTGGAAGACCGGCTATATATCGTACCTGCTTGTGGCTTGGCCGACAGTAGGACAGAAGAACAAAAAGCAGCTATTGCATACCGCGCTTTCTTGTATAAATTAGGAATGAATGACGGCGAAGTTAATGAAATGTTTGACGTTTCAGTGGGGGTAAAGAAACCAGCGCCTGACATTTGCGCTTTGGTAGCGAGTAGAATTCAAGCAAAATGTAACTTAATGTTATAAGGAGAATTATTATGGCAGGATGGGTTGCAGGAGCTGTAGTCGTCAGCTCGCTTATAGGTCAAGACGCGGCGCGCAAGGCTAGTAATACACAAGCCGACGCCGCCAATCGCGCGGCAGACTTGCAATACAAACAATACCAAGAAGACGTTGCAAGGCAAAAGCCTTTTTACGACGTGGGCGTCAATGCGTTGCCTGAGTTGGTCAAAGCGTCTAAATACACACCGTTTAGTATGGATCAATTTCAACAAGACCCAGGCTATGCTTTTCGGTTAAAAGAAGGCCAGCAAGCCCTTGACCGTCAAGCAGCCGCTCGCGGCGGTTTAATCTCTGGCGGGGCGCTGAAGGCTGCGCAACGCTACGGCCAAGAAATGGGTAGTCAAGAGTACACCAATGCTTTTAATCGCTATCAGGCCGAGCGCCAAGCTCGTTTGGGGCCATTGCAATCATTGACAGGCATGGGTCAAACTACTGCGCAACAAATTGGCGCTGCGGGTTCAAACATGGCGGGTAATGTTGGCAACGCTATAGGTAGCGCGGCAGCGGCAAGAGCTTCTGGCTATGTAGGCGGCGCAAACGCGTTGACCAGCGGTTTGGGTACATACCTAAATTACAGCCAAGGTCAAAATATGGTCAACGCAATGCGCGGTGGTGGGGGTGGTGGTGGATACACGCCTACATCCGACTATTCAACAGGCGCAAATTACGGGTTTGGTTCTGGTAACAGGTTATAAGGATAAATCATGCCTATAGATCCTAGAATTTCACTCGGCGTTCAGCCACTTCAATTAGCCGACCCTTTGGCGCAGTATGGCCAAATGCAAAACATTTTGGCGGCACAGTCACAACAAAGAGCCGCAGGCACACAGCAACAAGCTGCGGAATTGCAGATGCAGCAATCGCAACGCCAAATTCAGCAAGATGAAGACTATGTAACCAAGATGGCGGAGGCCATAGGGAAAAATGGTGGCCCAACCGACATGATGCAAGCCGCAAAAATAATGGCTGGTCATAGAAATCCTCAAGTCTCGGCCACAGGTATTCAAATGTTGCAAAGTTTGCAACGCCTTGATGCTGCAAAAAAAGCTGGCGTTTATGGCACTCCTGCGCCAACAGCGATGCCCTCTGTTGCGCCTGCGTATGGTGCTTTGGGTTCAGGCACATATGACCCTAACGCACCAGTAGCCGCGCCAATGCCCACACAAGCGCAAAAATTTGCGGGATCAATGGGCACAAACTTACCACCAGTTGGCGCGGCCAATCAATTAGCGCCAGCGCCTGCTGCGCCAGTCAATCAGCTTGTAGACAACACAGCAGCTTTGCGGGCTGAATACACAAAGTTGTCTGAATATTCAGATTTGCCTGGTGTCAAAGACCGAATGGATGAAATTAAAGATCAGTTAACAGAATCTCGCAAACTATATACAGTTGGCGGGAATTTAGTGACTGGCACTGGTAAACCCGTATTCACTGCACCTAAAGAAGTGACCGAATCTGAATTTGAAAGAAATTTGGCCAAGTCTGGTTTGTCTGAAACTGACAAAACAACTTTACGCATTGCACGGGCTAAGAAAGAAGCTACACACGCGCCACCTACAACTGTCTCGTACGGCCCACAAGAAAAAGCTGAAAAAATTGAGTACGGCAAACTTTTAATTGATGACTTTAAGAACATAAAAGCGCAAGCAACAGTCGCCACAAAATCATTGCCTGCAATTGAAAGCAATCTTGCTATCCTAGATAAAGGGTTTGATACTGGCTTTGGAACCGAAACAATAGCCGCAGGCGCTAGAGTATTGGGTGCGCTTGGCGTTCAAGATGCAAAAAACTACGCAACAGACGCGCAAACCTTTTTGGCCAGTGCCAACGCTGCGGTCTTGCAACGTCAGTTGGAACAAAAGGGCCCGCAAACAGAATCTGACGCCCAACGCATTACTGCAACCGGCGCTCAATTGGGCAACACCAAAGAAGCCAACAAATTTGTTCTTAACGTGGCCAAAGCTCAACTCCAGCGCGATCTTAAGCAACGTGAGTTTTACGCGGCTTGGCGCGAGAAGAATAAGACATTTGAAGGCGCTGAAGATGCTTGGTACGCTGGCGACGGTGGTAAATCTTTGTTTGATAGCCCCGCGCTTAAAAAATACGGCACCAACGTGGTAGACCAAATCCCTGGCCAGAGTCGGGCAGCGCCTGCGGCTACAACCATACCTCAAGCAGCAATTGACGCGCTTAAATCGGGTAAAGGAACAGACGCGCAGTTTGACGCAATATTTGGAGCCGGTGCCGCAAAACGTGCTAGAGGAGGCAAATAAATGGCCACCAACCCTTTTGCTGAGTTTGCCGCGCCGCAAGAAAACCCGTTTGCACAATTTGCGGCCATGCCTGCGCCAACAGGAATGCCAAGCCCACGTCAAGCACCCAGCGCGCTGACACGATTTGGTCGATCTGCCGCGTCGTTGGCCGACGTAACTGTGGGCGGCGTCATTCCTGGCGCGGTGCAATACCTTGCGTATCCATTTGCGCGTGTGGGCCGGTCGCCTGAAGAAGCGCAAGCTATTACGCAAGGGTTGGTAGGCGCAGTAGAT